AAGTTAGCATCACTTTCACGCACCGTCATGTCCGGCTCTCGTATACCTTCTTTGGCTAGATACTCACGGAAGTCTGCTGTCTTGGCTTCACGGTCAGGATCATTGCTGAGTGCAGCATAGATTGATTCTACATTCTTCAAGTTATCGCGGGTAGCGCCGCGCCCCAACAACACACTAGCCACATAGTCAGGATCCATACCGTGTTTAACTAGTTCATTTGTGGCTCGAGAGAACATGCCGTTGGCACCCACTTTGAGTCCTTGTTGCTTGGCTATGCTTGACATTAACACATTGCGATTCATACCTTTGTATTCTGAATCTTCACCACCGCTGTAGTAGAAACCGCCCCAATCCAGGTTGGGGAAAAACATAAAGTCAGTCTGTACAAATCCACGATTGGCATCACCAGCGATGGGAGTACATAAATGCACCTCACCTCGTTTGCTCACATATTCTCTAGGGTCCAATCCTTGACTCTGAACAAATTGTGTAAGGATCCCGGCCAGCTGTTCTTTGCTTACTTCATTGAGATCCACAGCAAGATCTAAATCGCCCGATGTGGATTTCTTACCAGTTGATCCTAGCCAACGGTCTTGAGGAAATTCTATACCAGTAACTTGTTCTATCCAGTTTATTGTGGCAGGAACATCCGCACGATTGATCCGCTGTGTGCGCGGTTCACCGGTCTTGGTTTTAAATACATTTCCGCCTTCCAGCAGTTTATTGATTTGCATGACTACGCCTTACAGTTCTAGCAAAACGGCCTGCATCTCGGGTACGGATTGCATTCAGCAGTTTGCGTGTGAGATTTTCTGCTTGCTCCGGTGAATACGAAGCATCTATCTGTTCTAATAAGTTGATGGCACCAGCAATGATGTTTGATGCACGGCTTTCTATTATCAAGTCGCGTTCACGCTCAACATACATCGAATCCAGTTCTTCTAATAGACTACGGGTGCGTTTTTGCATTGTGTTCAAGGACCTCTGAGTTATTTATTGTTTTTTAGGAGTAACTTGATCACAAAAATCTAGCATAAAATTCGGCAACTTTAGGAAATGTTTTTTCAAACGACTGATTTCTAAAATTGTCAAACTTTTTAATTTCACTAATCATGCGGTTGATGCGATCTGGATTCTCTTGCCAAGACCGCGGTATAAGATTGCGGTCGGTATGATTCAGGGCAGAAACATATTCTTGCGAACATGCTTCCAATGAAAAAATACCATCTGCTAGATGTTTAGTATGATCAACTAGATCACCTTCTCTATTAGTTGTAAAATTATTTTTGGTCCAGTGAGATAATTCGTCAGTGTACCATAAATTGAATATGCTAATGGTTTCTTCAATCAAGAACATGGTATTACTCGGCGCAGATTCTCTAATCTGCGTGATGTTATCAACTACTTGATTCCACACAGCCGGCCAACGCAGATATTCAAATCTCTCGCCGATGCCATCTAAACTTATATGTAACTTGACCAAATGGAATCGTTCTATGAGTTCGTAGTAATGCGGATGAATATGCTGGGTACCATTGGTTTGAAAACACAAAGTTAACTGTTGTTTGGCATTGGGCACATTATCTGCTAACCAATTGGCTATATTCCAATATGATTGCCCTAACATGGTTTCTCCGCCACAGAATACTACCATTCGTAGATTAGATAGATCCAATTTTTCTAATGCTAAAGTAAAATCATCGTATGGTGTTTGTACAGGCTTGTCCCATTGATTATGGATTTTGAGATGCTTCTGCCAGAAAGTGCTATGTCTTGGCCCACATGTCCTACAGGCAAGATTACAACTGATATCTCCGGTGATATCTATCCTTGAAGGACCAGACAAGTCATAACCTGATATACCCAGTCCTTGGGCCATCCCTTCTCGAAAGCTAAGTTGCCCACTGGCTTCTAGACTTTGACAATTTTCACAACCCTGCGCCCAGACATTTTGTTTGTTTTGTTCTCTGAGAATACTAAAATTACGATCTTTCCAATAATCAGTATTGATGTCCACTGGGAAGAAATCTGAATGGTCTCGTATACAACAATGCTTTGCAGATAAATTCCCACTGTTGAAATATATGTGTAACCCGCCGTGTATCATTGGGCAATATAAATCGTTCATCCTGTTTTGATCTTTCCTAACAACTCTTTGAGCTTGTTGCTTTGTACATCTGCTGTGATCTTTGGCGTGGGATCCAATGGATCAATGCCTGGCTTGGCCTGAGCCCGCTCCCATTTTGCAGGTGCTGCGGCATCTGCTGGCGCCACACTGGCACGAGCCTTGATTGATTCCATCACGCTGCTGGGCTTGCGGAATCCGTTGTCGTTCTCGTCGCCACCTGCATCTGTGATACGCATGGTATCAATGTCGTATTCTAGATCAATCTTCTGACCCACACCTGTAGAACTACGACTCTTCATACATTGTATCTGATACTTGCCACGCTCCTTCATTGAACGACTTGTCAAGATACCAAACACATTGTCTGCTGTGTTGATCTTTGAAATACCACCCGAGATATGACTGTGATCAAATTCTACTTCTTCCACTGCTGATCGATTCAACTGACTAGCAGTGACCATGAGCATCTGTAGTTCCTTGGCCAAGTTACGCAGCTCTTCCGATACATACTTGTCTTTCACAAACAAATCATTTGGACTTACCTTGGCACTCACAGGCATTAACAAGTCCAGGTAGTCAATCATCACAAAGTCTACACGCTTGCCTGTTTGTATCTGATACTCTTTCAAATAAGCACGGATGTCATTGATGTTTGATTGTGCCGGCAATCCTTTGACTTGGTAGTTGCCGCTCTTCTTGGCTACCAGTTTGACTTTGAGTTCTGCTGTGTCGATATCCTTGCGGATGTCTTTGGTACTCATGTTTGTTAACATAGCATCTGTTCTCAACGAAGTGAGTTCTTCTGAAAGTTCTAATGTGATGTACACACCACTGAGTCCTTGCTGTACCCAGTTCAATGCTATGTTCATCATGACCAATGATTTACCCGATCCCGACCCGCCTGCAAAGATATTTAGTTCTCCTCGACTGAATCCACCATACAGCAGTCGATCCATTTGTGGCCAGCCTGTTGATACTTGTCCGCCGGATTCAAAATACTTGCGTATCCTTGCAGCAGGATCAGCAAAGTAATCTGTGCCCATGTCTTTGGTCAATGAAATCTGCACAGCATCTTTGATCAGTTTCTCCACAGGATCATAGTCGCCTTTTTCCAACAAGTCTGCTGCTTTGAGGATAGCACGCTCTAGCTCTTGTCTACGGGTGAACGATTCAAACTCGTTCATGAACCATTCAAAATGCCCTTCGTTGAGTTCAGGCACTGACTGTAGCTTGACGCCAGTTGTGGCTGCTATCTGTGTTCGATCAGGCAAGGTCTTATATTTGTCGCCGTGCTCTTTGATAAATGCAGCCGCAGGTCGCAGGCTTTTATCAAAGTTCTCTGGGTTGTAGATGTTCTGCACACGCACATAGCCTTGTGCATCCTCTAACATCATTTCCAAGAACAAGCGTTGTACATCAACTCCGTAGTCTTTTAACAAGATTTTTCTTCCTTAGTTCTATTTTGATTTTGCTGGTTTCACGATTTTCAAATATAGTTAGCACAGTTGCTAACCTACCATAACGGATCACGCTATCATTCACATCCTTGATGTCGGCCGGCCAAGGTGGCATGCTCACTGCCCAACCCAGTTCCACAGCACGATCTACCAGTTCCATTCCGGCTAGATCTTGATCCGGAACCACTGTTATTTCTTTACCTAGACTGCGGATCAATCTGGCTTGTTCATCACTTATGGTGCTGTGCATCACTGCTAGAGCACCAATGCATAACGCATCAAATATACCTTCCACCACAATCACATGTGTCCAGTCTGAGTGTTGTAAGTCTGTACCAAACACATATCCTGGTTGGCTGTTGCTGATGTATTTGGGGGTGCGATTGTCTAAAAATCTTTGTGTGTGTCCTACTATGACATTGTCATAGGTGAATGGAATGATAACGCTGGGTCTATGTTTCCATGCTTTTTCCGGATGATCCTGTATCATCACAGGATAATCATCAGGCACACGCCGCAGCCTTAGATACTCTCTACGCAGATCTTCGCCTGTCAGCAACTCACTCAATGGCGGCAGTTCTTGTTCGTCAAATCGTATATCCGCTAGAGTATTGAACAGCCTTTGGCGATCATCAATGATACCATGTATGCTACGATGCCTTAGGCTTTCTAGATTCAACGCATCAATCTCTGCGTCCGGCACACCCATCCAGCCCAAGAGCCTGCGGGCTTTAAAGCTCACTGAGCGGCCAAGGATAAAGCTGGCGGTGTAGTTGCAATTGAAGCAGTGATAACTCCAACCTTGTTCTGTGGGCTTGAGACCTCCGCGGCTTCGTTTATCCGCTGTGCTGCCATTGTGCTGACAGCACACAGCATTGAAACTTACCCAACCTGAAGGCGTGGATTTTCGTTTCGCAGGCAAATAACCGAGGATGTCTAGCATCCTTACATTGTAGCAGAGTCTATGGTAGAAATCAACTTTTCAGTTATCATTTGATGCCCAATCTCGTTGGGATGACCGCCGGGCATGATCAGTTCACGGCGTTGGTTGCCTGGATGATCTCTGAACCAGTGAGTGGTACAAAACCCAGGCCAGATGATTGTGGGTAAGTCCAGTTCAACATCCGCGGGCATGACATGGAATTGCATGAGATTGAGACCTTTCCTTACAGCCACCCCATCAAAGAACTGGGCTGTTTGCAAGTAATTCAATCTAGTGAGTTCCGGGCAGTTAGTCAACACTAGATGTAACTTGGCCATGGTTCGAAAATCTTCCGGTACTGCGCTGGATCCATATTGTGCCCAGCTCGAATGCACAAACTTGTTCCATGGTGGATCGTTGCTGTATGTTCGATGGTTGGGGTTATAAAAGCTCAGGCGATCGGAATCTGTATGTCCCACCAACACCAAACAGTTCTCTGGTTCTGGTTCGTGATCCAACCACCATTGGAATGTCCAGATCGAACTTTGCATACTGCCGCCCGGGATACCGAAGTTTTCTATGGGCACGCCGTAATGCCGGCCTAGCAGTCCTAGGAAGTTGTGATTGTTCCGATACGGTTCATTCTGTGTCCAACATGAATGTGCATCGGTGTGCGCTTTACTCAGTACCGGATCCAACAACTCGTCGCCATACATCCACGAGTCACCAAACCCTACGATTTTTTTAAATGTCATCTAACTAATATGCTTACGATGGCTCCACGACTGATACCGATTACCGCTATCTGATTGGTTTGTTGTGGATTGGGCACATACCCCGAACCACCGTCTATAACATTTATGGCGCTGACTTGGCCATCAGTAACTTCTGCTTCAGCTATGGCACCTGCACCCAGACCAATGATACTGACCTTGGGCGGTGCTAGATATCCGTATCCTGCTTGGTTTACTGTGATAGCAGTGATCACCCCATTGGCACCTGTGGCTGTGGCAGTGGCCAGTTGTACCTGTTGTGTACCGGGCCATTGGTCCGATACCAATCTCAACAAGGGGTGATATCCTGCCACATTGATATAGTCTGTTCCGGTCTTGTTGTAATAGCTTTGCAACTCAGTGACATCTGCCCACACAGATTCATAATTTTGTGCTCCTTGCACTTTGACATTACCAGTGTAATGATCCATCTCCATCTGGAATGTGGTAAAGCTAGTTCCATTGGTGGGTACATGGCTGCTGAATCGTTGTGGGTCGTTGTACACATTGCCATATGCACCTGGAGGATTCAATGCCCAATCAGGAACATTGCTATTCCATATCGGATCGAGATATGTTTCTGGACCGTATATGGTAGGAATGGTGACCAATTGACTGGGCACAAACGCCGGCTTCACTGAGTCAACAATGTCTACATCACCACGACCTTGTGCTTGGGCATCTACAAATACTGCTTCTACTAGATTACCTGACGCACGTTCTATGCTGTAACTTGAGGGTTCTGGTGGAAACTCTGTGGTCTCGGCTGCTGTTAATGTGACCTTGGCACGCCCAAACTGAGCATTGATAATGACCATGTCTTTTTCAATCAACTGGGCTGTGCCTGCTAGATTGATCAGTTTGAATCTCAATTCTGACCCTGTGATGTTCACAGGTTTTTGATCTTGATTGATGAACTCAAACAAAATCACATTGTCAACACCTTTGTTGATGGTTAATTTTTTAGCATACACAGGATCCCACCTCCGGTCAAAAACATCACCATCAGTGGTATCCAATACCAACACACGTTGGATTTGTTGATAGATATAGATCTGAGTTGAATACATGTGGTGAGCTCCAATGATATTTACCTTGACGCACAGGGGTATAAATATCCGAACTAATACTATATGGGCAGCGACTTATTCCAAAAACTTGCAGACAAGTATCCTTTTATAACCTTGTGTGTGTACTCTAACAACGAATACGTTGGCATCGTGCAGAATCGCGATGATGTGATCACCACGATCTACGACTTCGGCGTGATACAAGATCCTGAACAGAAACGACGCTATATCGATCTGGCCAACACTTGGTGGTGGGAATCCAACAGATCAATCCCTATCAACATATTCCTGCGTGGTGAATGGGAAGAATTCCGACTGTGCTTACGCACTTTTGTGAACAAAGACTTGGAGATCCTGCACGGCCCTGTGTGCAGTCTCAACGATATCGCCCGACGCAAGGGCAAACGCAAATCAATTACCCTGGTCCGGCGAATGGATTAAGTTCATATGCAAAGCCACTAGAGCTGCATATCCCACAGCATGAGCTTTCTTAAAAGTATAGCCTCGGCTGAGATCACCATCCCACACTGATTCAAACACTCGATCCCAAGGCTGATTCTGTAAGTGCGCTTTGCCCGGACGGATCACTGAAATAAACGCAGCCATTCTAGGGATCGAATCCGGCTTCATCGTCCGCAACAACTCAGTGTAGTTGCCTATGTGAACCAGTTGTTTGGACCATTCAGGATCAGTCCATAGCCTAGTCCAAGGTGGTTCCTGCGCCAACATTGTTTCATAGTGTGTAGGATCCTGCACCAGGCTGTACACACTCATATTCAATAAATCTATCTTGAAGTAGCCACGAGATTCAGCTGTTTCATAATCCAGGGCACTGCATCCTGTGATGGGATCCTGCGGAATGTCTGTGACATAGATACCAGAGTTGTGTCGGCGCCCATTGCTTTGCCGTGCCGCTGTGTGCTGTATCAGGGCCAGCACAGCATCTCTGTTGGGCACATCAATATCAATATCAGCACTCATGTCTGGCCTGTTCTAATTCTGGAATATAGTCTATGAGTTGAATGTTTCTAGATCGATCTAGTTTGTCATTGAATTCAAAAAATCGTCGAAGTTGGGTCGGATCTTGGGCAGGATCACTATTATAGTGAGAGATTAGTCCATCAATGAAACTTTTCAACAATCCATCATTCTTGTAACAGTTTAACTGTTTTATAGGTAAAAGTCGATCTTTTGCCAACCCAAAATCTGGAAATCTCAATGCGGATAATATATCATCGTTGCTGCCTGCAAGACCTGCGTGTACTAGGATTTCCGGAAACGATTGATCTAACCAAGCAAACAATTCATACAATCCAATCACATTGTAGATCGATACCGTGGTGTTAACACTCACCACATGGCCATGGTCAATGAGATATCGAATGTTATCTACAATATCGGCCCAGTTTGAAGGCCAGCGTATGTAATGATTTAACCGATCAAACCCATCGATGCTCACTGTGAACTGCATGTGAGGCAAACTTTTTAATTGTTTTTTAAAGCGACTGTTTAGTTTGGTACCATTGGTATTCACTAAAAATTCAAAAACTTGATTGTGTTCAATACATCGATCTAAGAAATCATAGAACTCGGGCATGACTGTGGGCTCTCCACCTGCCACATAAAGTTTTTTTAGATTGGTAAAATCAATAATGTCGAACTCACTGCGTTGTGTAGGAGGCAATTCTGAAATAAGATTCAATCGACGATACTCTTTGCCAATCAACTGACTAGATCCAGGATCGCACATCCTACATTGTAGATTGCATACATTGCTGGGCCTGATTTCATAATAAGCCGGATGTGTGATTTCTGACAGGTCTTTCAAAGAAGAAATATTTAATCTATTGGCCCACTCCACTGTTTCCTGTTGCCTGGCACTACGGATGTTTTTATCTTCTAATGCGTAACATTCGCTACAATGCTCCGGAATCCGAATTCCTTGTAACATCTTGTCTCGTATGATTTTATAGTTTTTGTCCGTGGCAAAGTCAACAATTTGTCTGACCGGTGTTATAGGTGTATTAGAACGACAGCACACTGTGGTCTGACCATCATCTCGTTGATTGGTTAGAATTTCAATAAACGGAAAGATACAGAAACTCGGGTTTGTCTGCACAAGATTTTCAAAAAAATCAATGTCGGTTTCGTGACCTGGATCCAAGAATCTTACCTGTGTTCGAGCCCTTAGTTCTCTTGCTAATCGTATAGTTTTATAGAATGCGTCTGGATGCGAGTATTGATCCTTGGGTTGGTCTAACACAATAGCTGTGTCAAAGTGATCAGCTAACTCGAGCAGCTTGCCATATTCTATGTCGTATACGCTGGTATGATAATATCCCAGGTTCTCAATGCTATGAATGGTGACCGTACCATCTAGGTCAGACAGCAACCCATGGCATTCCACTTGCTCTTGCTGGGCCAGCCATCGTGTTTTAACATCAGTGTCTTCGGTATTATTTCCTAGGCATAACACACGATGATATTTCATTGGAAATACTCCCAACCTAATACAGCATTCACATATGCTTCTTCAACCATGGTAAATTTGCCCGGGCGCGGCTGCCGACCATTCTGGATGGCATGTATAAACTGATCACATTTATTTTTGGAATCTTTGTATGGCTGTTTTGACAAGAATATCTCATGTATCTCACTGATTTCGTGTTCGCAGTTATAAGTTATACCTGCCCAGTTGATTGCTTTTTTAAGTTCTGTCAGGAACTGTTGTCGATTGTAGAAACATTTAAAAGGAAATATATGCACATCATCATCCTGGCAGTATGTGACTTTTTTTTGCTGATTTATATACACATGCTGATCTGGATCCAGGAAATCAATTTTAAACAATTCTCGCAACACAGAACGCGGGCAATCTGGATTCTTCTCCGAAAACTCTAGCAATACCAATCCATGCTGTTGTACACATTCTGTGCGTATGTGCTCTGGCAGTTGATTAAAATCATCTAGATTGTTTACTGTAGGCCAACTGGGATCTTTCACAGCATTATAACTGTCACGAATCTGATTGGTGAAAAATCCATCCATCAATGCATCTAATAGAAATCTCTTGTCTATGTTGTTGAGTTTGTTAAAAGTGTTGACTTCAAGTTGATCGTTGTCTACTCTGTAATCCCCTGCCCGCAACATATTGACCTGAATCAATGCTAAGAGGTCATTGGGTTCAATCTGTATGGATATGATCCTTTTGAATATCCTGTCTTTTCTTTCACGACTTACACCGTTGACATCGAAAGAATAATGCGCCGAAAAGAACATTGGCTCTGCACAATATTTGGGTTCATGCGCTGCATCTGATGAATTCCACGGCAATGCGCCGGGTTCTACGATGCCTGCGATCTTGTTACATACAAACTCTAAATAGTTTCCATGTGTACCTGATTGAAAATCTATGTGTATCACATCTGCACCAAGGCTGCTACCATTCGCAGTTTTTCTTCAGCTAGACGAACTGCTGCCAACTGGTCAGCCACAGCAGGATGCTGCTCGGCCAATACTTGAATATCATGTTCTTCTTTGCGCTTTTGATTTACCCAATCAATGGCTTCCACAGCATCTTGTGTTAGACTCACACTGACATCGCTCATTTTGAAAGGTTGCCACATTTGACCATCCCACAGTTCCAGGCATTGAAGCACTGTGTTGAATCGTAGATCGCCCAGCCCTTGTGCGCCGCTAAAGTTGTTCATGTAGTTGCTGGCATTGTTGTTGTAAGCCGTCAAATATCGCCCACTACCATACACATTCTTTATCATGTCACCATCCTGCTTGCGTTAAAATCTCTTTTGCGTATTCCTGATCCCCAGGATAATCCGCAAACTTCTTCTGCCATATGTCCGAATCGATATAAGGCCATATCATAGCTACTTGCTCTGCGTTGAGTTCCGTCAAAAACTTCTGCCCTGATTCACTGTTGTAGATCACCCAAGCACTGATCCTGCCTGTGGTCACAGCATAGCATGTGGCATTCACACTGCCAAATCTCAAACAATCATGTGCCGGAGAAGCAGTCTTTTCGCTCCAGTCCAATCCGTATTCTATAGCCCGGGCTAGAGCATCATTCACTGTTTCTTTCTGCACATGGGTCACAAGATACTCTGTGTATAGCTTATCGCTACACCAGTTGTCAATCTTTTTGTTATTCTTCAACAACCATTCGAGAAAGCGTTCTGGCTGGATCACCCGCACATCCACACAATACCTGCCCCATTTCACGAATGCTCTGTAATAAGGTGATGTGGCAAAGTCAGTCCATGATTTCAGCTTGGCCGATCCTTGTGTGTATTCGTAGAACTTCAGGTAGCCTTGCAGTCCTAACTGCACACCACGCTCACTTTGCTCTTGCCAGCGTTTCTTTTGTTCGCAAACATGCACACTCAGTGTGGATTCCTTGCTGAATGACCGTTCGCAATACCGACATGTGAAGTTACTTGTCGTTGCCATGTGCGCGGCGAAGTTTTGCTAGTTCTTTTTTGTCAGTCATTGAGGCCATCAAATCAATCTCGTCTTCCTTGAAGTGTGGATACAGTTCTCGTAACTGTTTCTTTATGGCTGCATCCCCTGTCTCTTTCTTTTTAAGTGGGATCCAGTTGTGCCGCATCACACCCATACCTGGACTGGCTGCTGTGGCCATGAGCCATTGCAGTTTGGGATGCCGATGCATGGTAAAGAAGTGTTTGTTCAAGTAATGATTCACACTCTGCACATAGTATTCCTGGATCTCTCTGCTGCCATTTACATCACTGCCCCAACGCACCATGAGGAATGTACTAAACTTCCGGCGTTCTTCCACTGTGAGTTCATCATAGAAGTCACGGTTCTTTGCGTCCAATTGACGCATCTCATTTATGATATCTAGTTTATCCATTATTTGATCTTGGTCAGTTTATACATCATTTTAACTTGATCCAGTAGGTCTTGTAAAGCCACATTGGTTTCAGCGGCCCTGGCTATGTCTTGCCATTCTTTGAGGAATCGTTTTTCCGAGGCACTGACATATTCATCTTCATCATCGTCGATTTCTTCCATTTCCCACAATTTTTCCCATTTGCTGCGTTCCCAAGCATCTGGTTCATACTCCTTGGTGAGCCATAGGTCTTTCCACTGGTCTAGATACGGGTCGGCAGGTGTGAGCTTGATGGTCTTTTTCATCGTGAGTTGTCAGTTCGAGTTAAATGATACACCATTATAGCACGATTTAGAATATCTTGTAAAGCCGGATTGGTGCGGGCTGCTCGCCGAATATTGCCCCACAGTCGGTCTTCCATCATGCGTTCAAACAGATCCTTTTTGTTTTCTCGAATATCCTCTGCTCTGCGCTCTTCATGCGTTTCGTAATCATATCCCACTTCCGTTCGTGTGCTGGGATCTGAACCTACTTCACGCTGATACACAGTATCGCCATCACGCTCGTAAACAAGATTAGCACCGGGCTTTAACTGTCCCATTACCAAGCTCGATTGTAATCCACTATCTCGCAGTTGCGGCTGATGTCTTTGACGAAATACACACAGTCCGGCTGCTCTGCGTCATTGATGGGCACACATAGCATCTGTCCATTCTTTAATTTAGGAGCATACCATGCCACTTCTTGATACACATCTACGATCTCAATGGAGGGAAAACTGGG